TGTGTGGTGCTTCAGCTTTAGCAGCGCCTTTCGTTACTACGTTTTCCATTTCTTGTAAATTGCTACCAACGGACATTTTTGATTAGATATTTTTGTATTAATCTATATTTATTTATAAATTAAAGATTTGAGAGAAACTCATTGAATAAATTCAACTTGTGCTCTTCAAGTCTTCTTTGATCAACAAGAGTGTTGATTCTCTTTTGGGTTCTCTCTGCGAGTTGCTCACGAAGGATTCCTCCTTCCCAAACCCACTCTTTTCCTTCCATAATTCCCTGAACAAAGGCATCAGGGGCAGAAGGATCAGCAACGATATCGGCTGCAGTTGCTAACATAAAATCTTCGCCAACAATTTTGTGACCCTCATTTGTTGTTCTTAATGAACCAACTCCACGAGAAGAAACTCCAAGCATTACACCTTCACTAATGAGTGACTTTGCAATCTTACCCATTGGTGTCTCAAGAATTTGTGCCTTGCCTCTAAAATTATTTCCCTCTGCGGTGAGAGAAACAATCTTATGGGAAACACGATCAAGGTTTACGGTAGGTCCATCTGGGTGACCAAGTTCTCCCAGAGCGCGTCCTTTTTTGACAAATTCCTCATTATATCTACTAACCTCGCGGGAAAGTGTTTCCATAGGATACATCCTACCGTTACGGTTTTTGATGTTACCTTGAAGGAATACACCCTCAATGTACATCTTTTTAGCCGCACCCTTACCTTCGGTAATAATCTGTACGTTTGAAATTTCTTCGGTGATGAGTTTCATTGTATAACTTTTTACCTTTATATGTTATTTATAAATTAAGCATTATATGCAACAGTCCAACCTTTACCTTGGAGGTTTGCTAGTGCCGTTTGAGCAGTAGAACTCCAAGTAGAATATCCAGCATTACTGCCACCGTTTATATCTAAAGTGATATTGCTAGCACCATTAGTATCCAAAGAAACTAAAATATTTTCAATAGATTGGGCAGTTAGAGAGCAATTATTAAAAGCATTAGCAAAGGCAGTTGATGCTAATGTTCCTGTAGTATCAAACATATTTGCGGGGAATGAAGTAAGACCAGTACAATTATACCAAGCATAATTAAAATTACTACCACTAGAAGTATTCAATAGTGGGAATGAAATAAGACCAGTACAATTACGCCAAGCACCAGCAAAATTAGTACCACTAGAAACATCTAATTGTGGGAATGAAGTAAGTCCAGAGCAATTATACCAAGCACTATCAAAACTAGTACCACTAGAAGTATTCAATAGTGGGAATGAAGTAAGTCCAGAGCAATTATACCAAGCACTACCAAAAGAAGTACCACTAGAAGTATCTAATTGTGGGAATGAAGTAAGTCCAGAGCAACTTTGCCAAGCAGAAAGGAAAGTAGTAACACTAGAAGTATTCAATAGTGGGAATGAAATAAGACCAGTACAATTACGCCAAGCACCAGCAAAATTAGTAACACTAGAAGTATTCAATAGTGGGAATGAAGTAAGTCCAGAGCAATTATACCAAGTAAAATTAAAACTAGTACCACTAGAAGTATTCAATAGTGGGAATGAAGTAAGTCCAGAGCAATTATACCAAGCACTACCAAAATTAGTACCACTAGAAACATCTAATTGTGGGAATGAAGTGAGTCCATTGCAAAAACGCCAAGCACTACTAAAACTAGTACCACTAGAAGTATTCAATAGTGGGAATGAAGTAAGTCCAGAGCAATTATACCAAGCACTACCAAAATTAGTACCACTAGAAACATCTAATTGTGGGAATGAAGTAAGTCCAGTACAATCACGCCAAGCACTATCAAAACTAGTACCACTAGAAGTATTCAATAGTGGGAATGAAGTTAGTGAATAACAACCATACCAAGTAAAATTAAAAGAAGTACCACTAGAAGTATCTAATTGTGGGAATGAAGTAAGTCCAATGCAATTATACCAAGCATAATTAAAATTACTACCACTAGAAGTATTCAATAATGGGAATGAAGTAAGTCCAGAGCAACCATTCCAAGTAGATTGGAATAAAGTGCTACTAGAAGTATCTAATTGTGGGAATGAAGTAAGACCAGTACAATTATACCAAGCAAAATTAAAAGTAGTACTACTAGAAGTATCTAATTGTGGGAATGAAGTAAGTCCAGTACAATTTTGCCAAGCTCGATAGAAATTAGTTACGCCAGAAGTATCCACATTCTCACCAAACGATGTCATATTACCAGCACCTTCCCAAGCATCCGATAAGGTAGTCCCTAACTGACTTCCACCTGTACCAGAAACTGACGCAATACTGGTGTCGGATACGGCATCATTAAAATATGGACGATAGGTAGATCCTTCTGCAGGAGTTACCTTAATAGTATATTCCCCAGCACTAGAATATGTGTGAGTGGGGTTGTTTGTAGTCAGTGACTCAGTAGTTCCATCACCCCAATCAACTTCATAATCTACTGTTCCTGTTGAAAGTAGAGTAAATGATGATGTATCTGAAGTAGTAACATATTCTAAAAATGCTGCTACTGCAGCAGCAGCTGCAGCAGAACCTCTAGAAAATTTTTGAGTCCAAGAATTAAAACCTAAACCTAAAAAAGGATAACTCATAGTTCCTCCTCTGGTTCTAGGTTAGGTTCTTCTGGTTCTAGGTTAGGTTCTTCTGGTTCTACATATCCAAGTTCTTTTGCTCTCGTTAAACCAGATACCTCATCATCAAATTCTTCACAATTTGGTTGTCCAGTTGACATTACACAACCAGCATCTAATTTTGCAAAATGAACCACTTCTGGTCCGTGACACACGAACCACTTGTCAATATCAAATGGTCCCATTATCAAGCACCTTCATAAACTACTTTAGAAGTTCCTGTGAGTGCTTTTGCATAAACATATGCTGCTCCACCATCATGGGAAAGATCTGTTACTGTCTTCTTCATTTCCCCTTCAAATCTGTTATAAACAAGACCTGGGGTATCTGTTGCAATACCAGCACTAATCGTTGAAATAGCAACGACAGCAGGAGTGCTACTTTGACATTGAAAAGTAATAGTAGTTACATTATTTCCAATAAGCACATAAGAACTTGGTGTTAAATCAGTTGATGCTAGCGCCATTATTCTTGTTCCTCAGATGATTGATTGTCACCGAATAAAGACGCAGCAACTGTTGGACGAATAGCATCAATTCTTTGTGCTGCTTTTGCATAAAGAACGTCTTTGATTTTGTCGCTAATATCCGATGCAGAGGCGTCTGATCCTATCAAATTTACAATTTCTTCCATAAAAAGTGATTATAACTATATTCTTTATTTATATCTCACCACCTTTAGGTTCTTTTACCTGAGTGGCAGAACCATCAATTTCTGGTTCCATTGGCACATCGCCCATCATACCCATTTCACCCTCTTGTGGTAGTGGTTCTCCGGTGATTGGATCAACAGAACTTGGATCTGGAATAATACCATCCTTAATTTCTTGCTCAATCTGTTCATCCATTTCAATCATTTCTGCATCAGTCTGACGAAGTACCTTTCTACGAACCCACTGTGTAGAATAATACTTACCAATGTAAGGTTCAATAGTAGCAAGAACACCAAGACGCTCATTGAGCATTTCGGTTTCTTTCAGTTCGGCAAACTGGTTATCGTATAAGAAATCATATTGGATATGATCGGAAATCATCTCCCAATCTTCTAGAGAAACAATATTTTTAAGAATCAATTGCGTTTTCAACATATCATTAAACATTTGAGCGAATCTCTTTCTCAAACGTCCAACAAACTTGGCAAACTTAAGTTCGTCTCTCAGAATCTCAGAAGAACGACCAAGGTTAAAACCACCATCGGCAGTAATTCTTGACTCGGGGACTCCAAGTGCTCTATAGAGTTTCTTTTGGAAATACTCAATATCTGCAAGTTCACCAAGATTTTGTCCACCAGGAAGTGTGGAGATTTCTGTTCCTCTACCTCCCTCTCTTCTTGGAAGCCAGAAATCTTCCAACATACTCATAAACTTTTTATCATCACGAACTTCGCCAGTGTTAGCGTCATAAACTAACTTGTTACGATAACGCATCATAACATCACGAAGATATTGTTCTGCCTTTACCTTGGGAAGATTGCCAACATCAATATAGAAAATTCTACGTTCTGGTGCTCTAGATAATCTATAAATCACCAGAGAATCCTCAATCATTCTGAGTTGATTGAGTGCTTTGATTGCTTTGTGAAGATATGAAAGAACTGATCCTTTGTTTCTATCTACAAGACCAGAAGTGCAATAAGTAATAGCATCTTTGGCGATTTTAGTTCCCTTGTTTCCACCGCCACCACTCATCATTCCTGTTGGATAGTTTGGTTTTGGTGTATAAACAAAGTATTCTTCAATTTCTGGAGCAATCGCATTATTTTCGTTATTGCGACCAGAAATGTTTGGTCCGATAGTATTGTTATCCTTTTTCTTTTCTTGGCGGACAAACCGCATTTTCATAGGATCAATGTATCTCAGTTCTTTGATACCGTCCTGCGGTTTCTTAAGATCAATTACCTTATGATAATAAAGTCTTCCGTCAATATACCAGTTTCTAAAAATTTCGTGTGACTTCTTATCGAAATCTAAAAGTTCCTTAATATACTTAAATTCTTGTCGAATTGCCTTTTTTAACTTATCAGTCGCATTTAAATTGGACAATTCAATTTCAATGGGTGAATCGTACAAGTCACTTACGATTGCCTCATTTACAACATCTTCAATGGCACCATCACATTCTGGGTGAAGTGCCATTTCTCTATATCTCTTTATTAAATCAAACTCAGTTCTATATACACCTTCAATATCTACATAAGAACCATAAAATCCACTAGAAATATAGTTATCAACCCCGTCCTCATTGTTTTGAGGAACGGGGGAAACTATAGAATCTGGTTTTTTTTCTGTATCCTCAATAGAAAAACCAAAAAGTTTTGCCATTATAATCTTATCTTAGACTGTTGTTACACTATTTAGGCGATGTCTTCTCCGCCAGCATTAGGAGAAGTTCCTCTCGATGCTTCCCACCACTGAACTTGAAGTTCTACAGTGAACTCTTCAATGGTGTCGGTGGTTTCGTAACTCAGGTCAATTGTTGAAATATTGGTTGGGAATACATCATAGAACTTGTAAGATCTAAGAATTCCACCATCACGACCTAATTGATAGACGAAAGCATCTGCCTGATATTGTTCTGGATCTGTTAATCCAGTACCATCATTCATCTTGTTAATGGTGTTCATCCACTTCTCAAATGCTGAGCGAATGGAGAAATCAACATCGTTGATGACAGTAATTGTCCAAGTTTCGAATGTTCTGTCTCCAGCGATCTTAAGAATACGACCTCTGAATGGAACATCGATTGGAGCAACTGTTGATGCGGGAAGTGCTGCTGCCTTCACAAGGAATCTTGCTTTCTGCAGAGTGTCATTATCGACACCAACAGCACTAGGGAATGCTAACTCAACTTCAAATAGATTGGGTCTTGCACCACCACCAGTTAACTTACTCTTAAAATCGGTGATTTTTCTGAGTGGGATGTTGTTTACTTGTTGACGGGTTGCCATAGTTCTTTAAACCTCTAATTTAATTAAACGTTACCAATTACTTCTTCAAAAGCAACACCAGTTCTGGTGGCAACAAATGTAAGACCGATGAAGTTAAT